TTTCCTCCTTATATGATTTCTGAGCCGTTAAAAGCCCATTTAAGGCTTGTACGTAGCTTGCCAATGTTCTTGCCTTATATGATTCCTCTATCGGATTATCCGGCACAATAGCAAGCTGGGTGTCGATTAATCTAACAATCTCATTAATGCGCTCTTCCATGTTTACACCGCCTTAAAAAAGCAATACACATTGTCAGAACCATCCCCTCTCACCGGATTTTTTTCACCATTCGAAAATACTCCGCCGGCACAGTGATACTCGAGATGATTCAGATACATGTCCGGGTTTTCCCAATCAAGAATGTACGCTTTCCGCCTGTTCAGCTCCCCCAGAAGCTCGTTCGCCGTTGTTATCAGTTCCATTGTCGGCAGGAGCTTCAACTCCATCTGATTCAACATTTAGCGTACACCTCCCATCTATTAAGAGTCTAAGAAGATGTGCTTTTGCAAGCTTGCACTGCTCGGCTGATTCCTCTTTAAGCAATTCATTATCAAAATAGATTGTATAAATGCCATCCATTTCCTTTCTAGGCTCCCACTTTGAATTCATAATGCAGATAATGCAAGCATGTACATGCGAAGTGATGTCAAACGAAACAAAATAATCTGTTTCATTCGAAACTCTCCATGCTAACTCAAAAAGCTCTTTAATTTCTTTTTCAAACATTTCCGCTCTCCTTTCTTAAAGTAGTGCTAAATACGTAAACAGCGCAAATACAATGCCTGCCAGGACCTGCTGCAAGCTCTTCTCCCACATCCACACCGGAAGAAAAGTAAACAGGATCCCGATAATTACACTGACTACAATATCCTTTCTGTTCTGTCTAGGTGATTTCATTCTTTCCCCTCCAAAAAGAAAAAAAGATTACAGACTGTAAGCAATATACCAAAAGATATTAGTAATGATTAACAGCGCGGCAGTCAAAAGCCATGCACTGAACCACTTCTTAGTCTCTCTCTTTGCTTTTTTCACGATTTCGGTAGCTAGCATTGTTTCCAAATCGTTCCATGTAATCTTTTCGTTGTTTGTTGCATTTTTTTTATTTTCCATATTATTTTCCTCTCGCTTATCGCTTATATTGACTTTTAGCGGATAGAGGATTATAATTTACCTGTATCCACTAAGGTTGGTTTAGTGGCTTACTGCTCCGGGGTGGAGGTGTCGGCTCCCTCCGGGGCGCTTATGCCAAATTTGCTTTTCTTCTGTAGTAGTCCAAGATAATTCTCGAACATTCATCGACAATCCTTTGATTGTCTTCATGTGTATTGTCCTTGCAGTAATCATCATGTATTCTGATTACCCCGCCAGATTCATTTTTTATTGTTTTAATTACTGCCATAAGAATCTCTCCTTTCTACGATAGATTATGATGTTTCTGTTATTTTGCTTCTTCTGCGAAATGTTTCTCCATGAGATCAGCAATCATCAGATATTCTTCTGCGATTTTTCCATCTCTGGTATTTTTCACCTGTTCACGGAACTCTGGAATTGTTCCATAGAAGCAGCCGCAAGACACTTTAACTTGTTTGTCCTTACATCTGAAGAATGTAGTTGTGCGGAATTGAGTACCGAATCCATGAATAGTTGTGTAATCTGCATTGCCGGACACCTCTGCATTGCCGGACACCTCTGCATTGCCGGACACCTCTGCATCGCCGGACACCCTTGCATTGCCGAACACCTCTGCATCGCCGAACACCCATGCATCGCCGGACACCCTTGCATTGCCGAACACCTCTGCATCGCCGGACACCCATGCATTGTCGGACACCTCTGCATTGCCGAACACCCTTGCATTGCCGAACACCCTTGCATTGCCGGACACCATTGCATTGTCGAACACCCTTGCATCGCCGGACACCCTTGCATTGCCGAACACCTCTGCATTGCCGAACACCCATGCATCGCCGGACTGGTTTACATTTTCTTCTTTTTCTACCCATCCGCCAGTTTCTCCAGTTTTTACAACTCCAAATGAAACGAGCGCCTTGATTCGGAAAAGTTTCTTTCCGAAAATGTTAATTTTGGTTTCTGATGTTAATTCAAATTTCTTCATTTTCTTCCTCCTCTTTAATTACTGTGAAGTTGCAGTTTCTTTCTTATCTGATTCTTGCTCCAGATTATTCTAAGAAAAAACTTTCCGTCTTCTTCTCGAATAATGTCTTGCCATTCAGATTAGCTCGAATCTCATATTTATGATCTTGATATTGACTCTCTTGAAGAATCTGGGCTAAAATGTCGTTTGGAGTAACCAATTGACATGTAAAAGTAGCTTGCGGACATTGAAGTTGTGACTCAATATCTGATATTCTCTTTTCAAGAGAACGGATCTTTTTCCTGGTTGATTTTTTCACGCCTTTCTCCTTTCTGCTGATAAATTTTCGTGTTATACTCTCCTTTGGAAAGGAGGTGCAAGAATGACTGATAATGAAAAACGCGCACATGATTTAGCCATTGCAGTTTGCATTGATGCTTGCCATTTAAAACGTCAATCTCAAGTTGATGCTGGCAAAACTCATGTAACCGTCGATTATTTCGAAGAATACATAAATGCTTATGAATCCGCATTAGAAGCATTCAACGAAAAATATCCATCTGGAAAATAGGTTTTTTATTAATCAAACATGTTAAGGAAATAGGTTTCTTTGATGTTCGCACCATCTTAGAAGCCTTTTTCTTTTTCTTCTTTTTGCTCATAAACTTTGCTCCTTTCTATTCCGGTAACTTTGGTTCAAGAAACTTATCTGTTCCAACTATAGACTTTATTTCTCAATAATCCAATTTAATTGGATTTATCAGGCACACAAATAAAGTCAATAGGAATACCGGAAAGTTCACTCATTTTTCTAAGCTGTGATAAAGTAGGCTCAGTATTTCCTTTTTCCCAATTAATAACTGTATTATTGGAAACTCCAAACTTTTCAGCCCATTCTTTCTGATTACATCGTGCATTTACACGAACTGCTTCTAAACAAATCTGTGGCATTTGTTTGCCTCCTTTCTTAATTTCTGAACTCATTATAATCCAATAGCTTTGGATTGTCAACACCAAAATCCAAAAATATTGGATTTACTATTGAATTTTTTTTGAATATGGTGTACAATGCAAAATGTAAGGAGGAAAGAACAATGACAAACGAAGAGCAGAAAAGAATCTTTTCAAAAAATCTAAGCCGATATGTTGCCGAGAGTGGCAAGCAGCAAAAGGAAATTGCCGAAGCTATCGGAGTTAATCCAACTACTTTTAATATGTGGTATACTGGAAAGGCAATTCCCGGAACTGGAAAATTAGGTACCTTGGCAAAATATTTTAGAATCGGTCTTTCAGATTTAGTGGATGAAAAGCAAGACAAAGAAATTGATGCAGAATATGCAGATGTTTCAATGAAAATCGGGCTGACAGATAAACGATTCATGAAAATAATTCTTGAATACGATAAACTGTCGCCCGATAAAAAAGATTTGTTATGTGATTTTTTCGAGAAGTTTATTTTCTAAGCAACAGGGCGGGAGTCATCTTCCTGCCCTTTCTTCTTTATATCCTCTTTTTACGAACCAATAAATAAGATTTAATATCTTTTCACTATGTATATTTTCTATCATTTCAATAATTTCCTTTTTGTAATCCATATTATACCTCCTACCGCACAAAAACATTTACTCTCTTTTACATTGCATTATCTTTGGTACGATAAAGTAGCATCGGCAGACAAATCCCTCCTTGCTAACTGCCAGTGATAAACCAGAATGTGCGTAATCGCAAAGAAAATATTCGCACTATCGAATATAAAATGCGTTTTACGTGGAATTATACGGTATAGCAGCACAAAAATAATCTGTATCTGGTTAGGAACGCTCCTTCTGACTGTAGAATGTCTGCTAGATTGCCGGACAAGGCTGACCGTAGAATTTTTACATGAGAGATTGCGTGTCCGACTCGGAACATGAACTATGTAACTGATTATTAATATTATTCCGACAAAAATTATAACTTTTTTGGCTAATTTCAAAATACCGCCTCTTTTTTTAGACAAAAACAACTTTACATGATGTATATAATAGCACATTTTTACACTGTTTTAAATAAATCCGACAAATTTCGAAACAAAAATTTTAACAAAAATATTCTAAATCATTACAATATGTGCTAGAATCAACTCAAAAGTATAAGGAGGAACTGTAGTATGAGTACAGAGAAAACTAAGAAATGCAAGTATTGCAAAACAGAGATTCCGGCGGACGCTAAAGTATGCCCGCAGTGCCGAAAGAAATTAAAAGGTGGAAAGCTCAAATGGGTTGTGCTGATAATCCTTGTCGGAGCGATCATCGGAGCTGTAGCGGGTGAAAGTGATTCGGAATCAGGTAAAAGTGCAACAACGGCTACTTCTTCAGAAAAGAAAGAAGCTGCACCGATCGAGTATACCACTGTTTCCGTTAATGATATGATGGCAGATCTTGATAACAATGCCATGGGAGCATCTGATAAATACAAAGATAAATATCTTGAGATTACTGGAAAACTTACAAACATTGACGCTTCTGGAAAGTATATTAACTTGATGGCTGATGGAGACTTTGAGATTATCGGAGTTCAATGCTACATAAAAAATGATGAACAAAAAACAAAAGTAGCTTCCATGACCAAAGGAGAGACAGTTACTTTAAAAGGAAAATGTACAGATGTTGGAGAAGTCCTTGGATATTCTCTTGATATTGATGAAATAGAATAAATAATAAAAAAGCCGGCTCTCGCTACCAACGGGAACCGGTTTTAATAAATAAGATAATCCGGAGAAAAATCTTACCTACACCATAATTATATCATCTCCTGGATTATCGCACAAGTAAAAAAAAGGAGAATGATAAAATGAATGAATCAGTATGCATCTATCTAAGGAAATCCAGAGCTGATCGAGAAGCTGAGGCGCATGGAGAGGGCGAAACACTCGCCAGACATGAACGGATCCTGTTAGATCTTGCAAAGAAAAAAGAGTACATTGTGGGCGCAATTTACCGCGAAGTGGTATCTGGCGAAACTATTGCTGACCGTCCTGTCATGCAGCAACTTCTTCACGAGGTAGAATCCGGCATGTGGGATGGAGTCCTGGTTGTAGAGGTGGAACGTCTTGCCAGAGGTGACACCATCGACCAAGGCGTTGTGTCCAGAGCATTCCAATATTCCGATACGAAGATTATTACCCCAACAAAAATATACGACCCAAACAATGAATTTGATGAAGAATATTTTGAGTTTGGGCTTTTTATGAGCCGCCGAGAATACAAAACCATCAAGCGCCGACTGAACGCTGGAAGAATATCATCTGTCAAAGAGGGCAAGTATTGTGGTAACAAACCACCTTACGGATACGAAAGAGTAAAACTCGAAAAAGAAAAAGGCTATACTCTCCGACCTGTTCCGACTCAAGCTGAGATTGTAAAAATGATCTACACCTGGTATGCCGGTGATGGCTGCGAACAAATCGGAATTGCGAAGATTGCACGGAAATTAAATGAAATGGGAATAGAATCTGCACTATGCGGCGACTGGACTCCTGCCAGTATACAGGGAATTCTGACAAATCCGGTATACATCGGGAAAATAAGGTGGAATGGGCGAAAAACTGTAAAGACTATACAGAATGGCCATGTGGTCAAGACACGCCCACGGTCCAAGGACGTCCTTGTCTGTGAAGGATTGCATCCGGCTATTATATCGGAAGTTCTGTATGATTCTGTCCAGGAAATACGAAAAAAGAACCCACCTCGCCCAGTTAGTATAGCAAACTCTATTCGTAATCCACTTGCCGGAATTGTCTATTGCAGCAAGTGTGGTCGCGCCATGGTTCGCCGCCCTTATCAAAAGCGTGGGCAGGAAGATACCCTCATGTGTCCATATACGTCTTGCCCCACAGTAAGTAGCAAGTTGTCTCTGGTTGAAAAATCTGTGCTTGATGGAATTAGGGAGATTGCGGAGGAATATAAGTTAAACAATGATATTAATACATCTTCAAAGGCTATTGATTGCGGAATAACTTCTAAGCAGAATCTCATACATGAAAAAGAAAACGAGCTAGAAAGCTTAAATGCTCAAAAAGCAAAACAATATGACCTACTCGAACAGGGTATCTATACCACTGAGGTTTTCCTTGAACGTGCCAAAACAATAGCCGCATCTATCCAGTCTTGCTCCGATACTATAGAAAAATTAAAAGAAGAAATCAAACATGACGAGAACATTATAAAACAACAATCAGATTTTATCCCGCGTTGTGAAGAGCTACTTGATAACTATTGGAGCCTTGACACAGAATCCAAGAATAAAATGCTTAAGAGTTTAATTGAAAAGGTTGTCTACTCAAAAGATAATAAAAATGCTTATGGGAAGGGCAACGAGATTGGTTTTCAGCTTGACATTTTCCCAAAAATCCAGAAGAATAATTAATGATATCTTCTATGAGCTGACGAATTAGCTCATTGATGTTATCAGTAATTAAAAAAAGAAATTCCCGGGGCTAATTCCCCGGGATATTTTTACTGCTTCTTAATATATTTTGCAGATGCAAAGCCATAATACTTTCCTGCAATACGGATATAATACCATTTGCTACCGTTTTTATCTTTCTGTGTATAATTCATAACTTCTACTTCGTTGCCCTGGTTAAGAGTTGGGTATTTTTTGATGTTCGGGTACTCAGTTCCAGACCAGGTACGCACATTAAGCACAGTGGCGGTTACATTCCCCTTGAAAAGCACCTGTGTCTTGTCCTGTTTTCCTGTAATGGTAGCGGATGTGGAGCCACCCTCCTTTTCCAGGTATCCAGTCCAGATCCAACCAATACCGATACCCTCAACTTTGACATGCGTCCATTTGCCGTTTGTTTTTCCGTCAATTTCAGCAACGGTTCCTTTATTGATTGACCCCATAACGTAACCATTCGGTGTCTCGCGGACGTATAAATCGTTCACAGTCGCCACTCTGGTTCCTGTTTTTTTCCAAGAAGTGATATCTTCATAGGTTTCCCAATCAATCCAAACATATCCATCAATGGAAGAGTCATTAATAGCGTAGGATTTATTTCGTACCGCTCCGCCATTTGCTACCACACCGGATGCGCTAGAGGTATTTCCTTCATTTGTATAGATTCTCGAGCTATCAAAACTCTGAATATCAGCCACATGGGAGCCATTTCGGAAGATTACAAGCGCACCTACCTTTGGAGTATTATGCCAAGTGCCTTTTTTCTTAGCCCAGTTAGTGATGGATACGCAATTGTAAAAACCACCACCCATGATTTTGAGGGCATTTGTGATTCCAATTACTTTCACCAGCTTCCAGAACTGATACTCTGCACACCATGGCTGTCCCTGGCATCCTGGTTGTCCCCAACTATTTACATCTCTTGCAAATTTTGTGTAATTGTTGTATCCTGCATTCTTTTTAAAATCATCCAGATAGGAGTTGCTTTTCTTTTCAAGGTACCCGCCGTTGGATGCGTAATAATCACCAAGGTTTAAAAATTCCTGTAATTTGCTCATTATATCATTCCTTTCATATTTGGTTCGCCCCTCAAAATTAAGTAGCGCAATACTTCGCTAAAGCATCCTTTAGTTAATTACCAGTAACCAAGTTCTTTTCCACGCTCAACAACAAGATTAGCAATTATATTGTAGCCTTTATCATTATAATGTACATCGTCGTATAGTAAAGATGGTGGTATTTTACCCTGCGAAATGGCTGCTGTATCTTCGTTCGTTGGTGTAATTCCAGCATCAGATAAACCATATTCAATCATATATTCTCTTTGATTTATATAACGCCTACCAAAATGCATTGCCATATTTTTTTCTATCGTTTCAAACATTTCGGCAACTGTACTAACTAAATGATGGATTCCAATCACAATATATTTTTTGTTGATAGGACTCATATAGTCAATCATTGCTTCTACACATTCAATCAATTCGGCTGAGGTGGTAAACCCACCATTTGTTCCAATCCATATAATGTTAATATTATCACGCATTGATTTCATTGCATAAGTAATTAAGGGAGTTGGGCGAGAAACAATTACAGACTCTCCATTTTCGGAACGAGAAAAATAATATTTTCCATTTTCATAAGTAAGTGTACCTTCTACTCCGTTGATAGAACAGGGATTTATTTGTGCGGTCATGACATATTGACCTGTCGTTGGGTCTAATGCCGAACCACCTTGCAACAATATGCCAGTACTGCCACCATATATGTTAGTTAATTTAACTTCTACTTTACTTGCATTTGCAGGTATGGTAAATGGCTTTACAATATTTGGTAAACCACCTTGTCTTGAAGCTATGTTAATCGTATTTTCTCCGCCTACACCACAATTAATCACTTCTCTACCATCAAGCAAGCCATATAAAACATATGGGAATGCTTTAGAATATGAACTACCAACACCCACTCCACGAGTGAGTGAATCACCCCAACAATTTACAGTTTCTTTTCCATTTATTTTAGAAATATTTATAGTTTCTATTTTATTAACCACTAAGGGATATGTCTGTGTTGGAAATTCATTCAAATATAATTCAACACCATTCGATGGTATTGATATTTCAGTTGTGATATAAGTATTTGCCGAAACACCCATTTTTTCTGAATTTATCACTTTACCGTTCGAATCACATATAGCATATAACAATGTGTTTACACTACCATGTGTTTGTGACAGTATTCTATATTTTTCTCCACTAATAACGTTTTTGTGCATCACATAAGCGTTTGCGTTTTCATATGTCATAATTTCATTATTAGTATCAATATACGCAACTTTATTTTCTAATAAGTTGTAATCAGACGGCTCGACAGCAATTTCTCTCTCTTCTTTTTTATACATTTCGTTTGAAGAGGCAGTTATATCTTCCTTTAGCGAAGCAGTCTCACTGTCTACTTTCGCGAATTTATCCCCTACCGCTTTAGAATCCGCAAATCCGCCCTCTTTAGATAACGTTGAGTCAGAAACTGGCGTTTCCAACACTGCACCGTAAGGTAGTTGCCGTTTCTTTCCATCTGCTGTGATTATCCCTTTAAATGTATCAGCCATTATTGTTTACCTCCGTTGTTTTCAAACTCACATAGCCATTTGCATCCATGTTAAGTCCAACGCCCTTATCGGACAGGTACGTCTGGACTGCTTCTGCGATAGCTTCTTTATTGGTTCCGATTCCATCAGTACACAGTTTATACAGATATCTTTCTTTCCTGGTTATTGGCTCTGGTACCTTCCCTGTATAATCTCCAGTTAACTTTGCGAGATACATTTCTTCTCGCGTGATAGGTTTGTTGTCAGACATTTTTTATACCTCCTTTTTTACTATGTATTGATTAATAACCTCTTTTAATTCCGTCAGTTCTGTTTTGATTGATTCTAACTCGGATTGTAATTCTTTAACTTTCTCATGCTCATTTTTTAGCATTGCGAACATGCATGGAATCATAATACGATAGTTCCAGTTTTCAGCACGTCCCTTTTTATCATGGTCAACAGCGATTGGAAATCTGCGGTCAATATCCTCTGCAATAAACATCGGCATTTCTTTACCGCACCGTTCGTCTTGCTCCATAAGATATCCGTCTTTGTACTTCGCCCAGATTACCTTGACTTTATAGAGGTCTTCCAGTTCGTCTTCCTTTACGGTTTTCCCAAGAATTTTATAATGCATAGAGGATGATGCAATTGTTCCGACATCTCCATTGTTATTTTTTCCTAAGTTACTACCGGTTATAAGCTTAGGCATTTCTGGCACATTGAGAGTCAACGAACTGCTTCCGGTAGTCTCCACTTTCATTCTGGATACCGTTTTTAAAAGAAGACCAGCTTGTTTGCTCTCCAAAACAGTCCAATATCCATCAGCGTATTGCGCGGATAAATCGAGAAGCCCATGAACAAGGGATGAATCGTAACCAGCTGTAGCTACGGATTCGTTTATCTGGAACCACTCTTTTCCCTTGAAGTTTTTAAATCCAACCGAGTTATCTATTTGAGTTATTATATTTCCATTCGCGTCGTACACCTCAAAGGTGCCATATCCATTATTTGGACCGCCAAGCTTCAGCGTTCCACCTTTTGCATAGGTGAACGAAATATATAACTGGTTTCCCTCTTTATAAATTGCTTTCATGAAACCATTATTTGTAAGAAGATTAAATATCTCTTCGTGGGTAAGTGCGTCCACATCAATCAATATTGGAATAGTCTGTATATCAAGCTGATTGTTGTTTCCTCCAGCTTCATACAATATAAACCTTATATACACAACACTTCTGTCCAATGATCCAACTGTATAAGATTTTTCTGATTCATCCACAATACTTGCTAAAACATTACTATAAGCAGATCCATCAGTTGATGTTTGAACTTTCCATCTGCCTTTATATTCTTTTCTTTCTGCCTTATCCCCATCTCTATAATATGCTTTTGCAGTTATATTGTTTGGTGATACTTTATTATCCTGTCCACGTTTTAAAATATCCGCTGACATTTCAATAAAATACGTTCTGCCAGGTACGCCTTGTTCTCCTTTTTCCCCGGCGTATTGCTTTGAAACAGAGAATCTTTTGCTAACGGATAATGTTTCCAGATAAGTAGCTTTTATATCTATCCATCCATTATCTGTATTTAATCCAGTTACAGTATATGTTTTTGTTGAGATATCCCATGTTCCATCCACTCCATCAGATTTTGATATCGTATAACTACAATCAGCCGTAATATCCTGTGTTCCGTACATCACGACTGCCTGTGTAGTCACACCACTTGGAAATGTCCCGTAATTCCCGTTAGAGTCAACAGATATTCCCTGATATTCGTTGCTTAATTGCAATGTCATATTTTTAGCAAGCGCAGCTGCTTTCATTGCATTTTCAGCTGTTTGCTCGATATCATTGATAGATTTTCCACCGCCTATCTGCACGGATCCATCGAGATATACTTTTTTTGTATTCATATCTGCCTGGAATATTATATTTCCATCAGAATTCCTCACAGTTAAAGCACCGGAATCTATATAATTCGCATTTATCCCTTCTGCGTATAAAAGCCTTGTTATCAATGTTCCGTCAACAACAAATCCGTATGGATAAGTTTCACCACCATCATTGGAAACCCCTATAGCATTACTGGTTAGCTTTATCACAACTTTTGATTCTTCTAGTAATGGTTTATCGTGCAAATAAGTAATAACGCTTTTATCTTCAAGCACCTCAATAGTTTCAAAAAGTCCCTCTGAATTAGCCAGCGCATTTTCAAGTTTTTTAACAGCTTGTTCTCTGGCTGTTTTTTCGTTTTCAATGATTTTTTTAGCAGCTATTAATGTTTTATCAGCAGATGATAAAAACTTGCTGCTCCCTCTTATTGGATTTTCAGCTTTTGTTTTTACATCTGTTGTTCCGTTCAGCCTGCTTGATACATCAGTAATTGGCGTTATATACTTATTTTCTTTTCTGTCGTAAGTAAAAGCCATATCTCCAAATTCTGTTAACGGGTTGTAAATCAGATTTCCTTCCATGCTCCGGAATGATTTCCCGATTAGATTATCTCCAATCCATCCAGCTACAGTTTCAAGATCAGCATCACCAAGCAAATTATTTTCCAATTCCAGGACATACCCATCTTTTCCGTACACGGCATCTGATTCCGTATTTTTTACCTTGATTCCGGTTATTACGATATCATCACTTGAGAGAGTCGGCGAAGAAAGATAATCTCTCAACCTGGTAGGATTTCCAACTCCTTCTTTTAATGTGAGATATCCATCACTATCTAAGTACCAGTTTCCGGCATTTGGAGAAATAAATCCATCGGAATCTGCGCTTGATCCACTTCCAAATACAAGATATCCATCATCCCCGACTGTGGCTCCGTAATCTACTGATATTGAATTGAAATCCCATTTGATCAACTGTAAATTACCATTTACATCCACCCTTGCATTAGCCGAATCCAACATAGCTATCCAGCCGATCAGCTGCCGGAAGGTAATTCCATCTGGAATACTGTTGATTGCCACGTCTCCGTGCTCCATGGAAGAAAAACCCATAGAGATTCCAATTGTCGCGCAGGCATCCTGGAGCAATGCAAAAGCTGACTGTGGAAGTACAAGGTTGCTTGTGTAAAGCGCATTTGCTTTATACATATCATCCAAAGCAGTGAATTCAAGAACTTCACCGTACTGTTCCGGAGTTGTAATGGTGTAGGTTCCTTTTTTTATGGTTTCCACAACGCTATCAGTTACTTGCATTTTGAGGTAGGCGGTTAATTTTGCTTTGTAAAAGTAGTAATCCTTCCACTGGTCCTCTGTGTTATCCAGGCTCAGTGTCATGGACTTGCATATTGTGGTTCCAATCGGAAAGCTGCTGCTTTCGGCGCAGTCCGTGAAGGTTCCTCCACCTACCAGGATTTCACTGTCTAAGGTTTTTTTTCTTCCATCAGCAAAGGCGATATCCACTATTTCATATAGTATTTTGCCTTCTGCAAGTGCATTTTTAAATGCTTTAGATGCATTAATCAAGTGGATTCACCCCCTGCATATTGAATGATATTTCAGAATAATATTCTCCTACTTGAGCTATATTATATTGCATTTTCCCAACATAAAACTGTTCTGAACGCCATTCGTTTTTGTGCGCTAACCAGTGATACAACATAAATGGTTCTCCTTTAATGATTGCGTTTACGAGATTAGTTGATTTCTCATCAACGCGAACATTTGTGGCTTTATAGCTATATTGCATAACTGTATAAAGTGGTACTATTATTGCTCTTCCATACTGTGTGCGGTTACTTCCTTCTGAATATGTAGTTTCGAATTTACACTGCATATCCTTATCTGGCTGAGGGATGAGAAGTCCATTTATTTTATATCTATCAGTTATTGATTTACTTATTGAAAATGCCACATTCTCACCCCCTATGCCAATTCAAACGGATTTGTGCCGCTTGCATCACGCCTTAACTTTGCTTCGTCAATCATCTCATCAAATATCGTTCTGCGGTTCAATTGCGCTATAAATCTGTAATTTCCTCCACTGCTCTGGTTTCCGCCAGTTTCCTCTCTCACGATCTGTCTTAACAGGTCTTCTGGTGCTTCTAGGTTGCGTCCGTTCTTCTGGTCTCCAAGGACTGCCAGAAACTCTGATCTTGGCGGAATAACGGCACCTTTTGCAAGATATGGAATTGTAGGAACTCTTGGGAAATTAGCTGTAAATCCAATTGTCCTTGATCCAAACGGAGTTGGAACCTTCCACGGTCCAAATGTAAATGCTGATTCAATGCCGCCGATTGCACTGTTTACAGTTCCAATAGCGCTGTTTGCAATTCCGATCACTTTGTTTAATATATCTTTGATAGTATCGCGTATACCTTCAAAAACTCTTACAACTGTATCTCTGGCACTTGTAAATTTATCAACGATTGCATCATGAATAGCATTTACTTTTCTGTCAACAAATGTTGTTATACTTTCCCATATAGATGACGTTTTTTCTGATACAGAATCCCAAATTCTTGTAATTTTAGACTTTATTCCATCAAATACTGTCGAGACTGTAGTTTTTATTGCTTCCCACGTATTAGACAGCCATGTTTTTATAGCATTCCATATTGTAACAGTAACTGTTTTTATTGCGTTCCAAGAAAGAGAAATGATACTTTTTATTATTGTTAATGCGGTTTCCACTATTCCCTTAATAGCTTCCCAGGCTCCAGATATAATATCTTTTATAAGGTTCCATACACCTCTTGCAATTTCTTTGATTCCGTTCCATGCCAGTTCCCAATCTCCTGTAAAAACTCCTTTCAAAAAATCAATAACTCCGCTCAGAACATCTAATACATCTCCAATAATTTTAATAACGGATTTTATTGCTTCTATAACAGTGCTACCAATTACATTTGCCACGTCTGCTATTACTGGAATTGCGTTCGATATAATCCAGCTAATTATTGGGACTAAAATATTTTCCCAAAGCTCTTTTAAGATATCTATTAATTTGCCAAGAAACGTTTGGACCTTTACAAACATTTCTCCCAATTCCCCATCCATAAGCTCTTTTATTTTAGAAGCCAAACCTTGCAGAACCGGTAGAATATATGTGTTATATCCATCTATTAAAGTTCCAAAAATGGTTGAAAGTCCATTAGCTATTGAATCGAAAAAAGGTTTTAAATGTTCATCGTATAATGCGGTCACCAAATCAGAAAGATTTTGAATAACTGTCGATAATCCATCGGTTATTGTTTCGATAACCCCAAGTGTTCCTTCGACTGCGCTTTTTAATATATCCTTATTATCAATGAACGGCTGTGCGATCATATTCAGCATATCTCTTCCAAGTCTTGCACATAATCCCATAGCAGTCATTGAGATATTTGAGAATATCCCTATGATATTGGCTGTTATCTGCTGCGCAATTTCTCCACCAAATGCAGAAAATACCTCTGCTAGAGCGGATGAAAAATTTCCTTCAATTTGAGCAACCTCAGATCCAATATCAAACATATCAATTAAATGTGTTTTTATTCTACTGGTGTTTTGCTTTAGAAATTTTTCTATTCCTCCAATAAGATTTTGAGCAATTATTATTCCAATCCTCGAAAAAGATCCAGATACTCTTCCAATGGAATAGGCAAATGTATCTAAAAAATCACTTGCCGCTCCAATTACTTCTTGATCAGTAAATATATTCTGCAAGGATTTCCCAATAGAGTTAATATTTTCCTTAATATCATCAAAAATCGGTTTGTAATCGCCTAGTCCATCCCAGAATCCTTTTGATAGCAATTTGGCTAATTTTTTAAACTTCTTTATTATGGCGTCAAGCGGCTTGGACATTTTTTCAATAGTCGTTTCGCCTTCTGCAAGTTTTCCGTAATCCACATTGCTTACTGCACCAGATAATCCTCCAGACGCTCCACCACTCCCACCAGATGAAGATGGTATGGAAGAGCTACTATCTGTAGAAGCAGCTTTGTATATTTCGTCTAATGAAGAAAGATAATTTTTTGTTTCTTTATTTGCCTTTTTCGTAGCCTTAGCATTGTCATTTGTGGCATCTGCCAGTTTTTCTGCATTATCCGCTGCCTGTCCATACTGATCTGATGTATCTGCAATCACTCCTGTTCCGGCAAGCCCTGCTCCGCTTCCGCTTGTCCGACCTGATGATTTCTTGCCAGTAATAAGCTCCGTAAATGACTTGAAGGCATTCGCCAGAGTTGCCAATTTGCCAAGCAAGATATTAATTACTTTCAGAACAGGTGTAAAAATATTAATCAGTCCCTGTCCGACTGTTGCCTTGAGAGACTGCAACTGTAGCTGCATCACTCGCACTTGGTTCGCCCAGCTGTCAGAAGTACGGATGAAGTCACCAGATGCGGCTGATAACTGCTTCTGCACAAAAGCCAGACGGAGAGCTACTTTCTCCTGCTCGGTCATGGCGGATGTGGTCTTACCGTAGCCATTTGCAAGTGCATATTGGTCAAGTGCCGACTGGGTCATTACCACGCCCAAATCTTTTAATGTTTCCGTTTCACCCGTAAACACTGATTTCAGCTTGATATAAGCCAAGTCCTGGCTAATGTTGTAGAACGATGCCACATCACCAGTTAGCTGTGTCAGAGCCGTTGACATATCATAAGCCTGTGCTTCTGAGAATCCGAACGACTTTGACATTGCCCCGAATGTACCAACATACCGCTTTGCCATAGTCTCCGATAGTCCGGCGCTGGTCATAGCATTCTTTGCAAATTCGTTTACCTTGTCAGACATGGTTGTAAATGTAACATCAACCACGTTCTGCACTTCTGCGAGATCTGAGCCAAGGGCAACGCATTCTTTTCCAAACTGCACTAACTTGCCAACTGCAAAAGCCCCACCAATCAGCAGACCAATTTTTTTTACAGCACTTCCAAGGCCGTTAAATGACTGTTTTATAGCTGATACGCCGTTCTGCACACCAGACGTGTCCATTCTGGTATCAATAATGACTGAGCCATCAGCAGCCATGTGTCCACCTCCTAACTATTTGAGGTTCAACATCTCATTCAGCTTATCTTTATAAGCTTGCTCCTCGTCGCTGAGACGTGTTTTTATGTCAATTATGTTTTTATTTTCTTGATAGAATTTCTTTTCCCATTTATCCAGACGTTCGCCTTTTACTTTTTTTGACCGGATTCCAACAACTGTGTTAAACAGGCACTCACCAGATTCCATAAAGTATCCGAAAAACGTCCACCAGTGCATATATGGTATAGATCTGATTTCTTTTCCGGCAACCTTGTTTACAGCCGGTACAATCATATCTCCGTCCTGTTCCCAGTCCATTAAACGGGGCTTCGGGTGGTTTGAATTATCGTCCAACTGTCCGCAGTCGATGAACTCCGATGCTTTCTGGCAAGCTTCGTCCAAGCACTCAGCCGGTATGCTCTGCCAGTCCTCAAACAGAATCTGTAACATAACAACTGCTTTCGCCTGCTCGTCCAGTTCTGGATCATTCATAGCTATGAGAATATCAATAATCGCGCGAAAATCCGTTCTGATAGAAAAATCCACCCCACTTATGTTCAGTGAGGTGGGTAGCTCATAGGCGGTCATTTTGTATATTTCTCCACGTACTTATTGACTGCCGTCTGCATTTTCTTCTTTCTCTTTTCAATTTCCGGTGCGATTGCTTCTGCGATCTTATCCAAAACAATATAAGCAAACACCTGACCATTACCGAATACAGTTGTTGCGGTAATTGGTTCTTTAAACAGGTCCTTGGATGCTTCATATCCAAGGAGATAATTGATTTTATCCTCAATCTGTTTATTCAGTTCCGCCATTTCTTTACCAGATGTAACTTTCTGGACGGAAGCCTTGAACTGTTCAAAGCACTCCTCCAGTTCTTCTGCGCGTGCTGCTACATTGATATCCGTCGGGTTCAGTTTGAAAGAAGAAAAAACTTCGTCTTCATTGTTTGTGAATGTAAAAATGAGAATTCCATCATCAATTTTGGTATTAATTACTTTTGCCATTTAGCATATCCTCCTTGTGTATGTGCTTATTCACTGTCAGCTGTGAATGTACCGGAACTGATATCGAATTTTCCTTTTACACGTTCGCCAACATAGTTGACAGTAAATGGAATCTGATAGCCGGATGTATCACCACCGTAGGAGGTTGGCACAACATAACAATCCTGCTGATATGCTTCATACTTGCCTGCCGTGGCTTCTGTCCAAAGGTGAACCTCAACTGCTTTTGTTTTGAGGTTATCGTCTTTGAGACGTCCGTCTACAATCTTCTGCAATGCTGCAAACAGATCAGAAGTAGTGTCTGCATAAAACGGATCAGCGTCAGAAGAAACTTCGTAGCCGTTATGCTTGAATGTGGATTCTCCAAGAATGTTTTTAGATGTTTCAGTATCTGGATTGAGTTCTACGTTATACTCTTCCAGGTCCTTTCCAAGACGCTCATATTTCGGCGTCAGTCCTCCACAGAGGGAACCTGCGTCAATATAATGGGCCATATATTTACGGTCAATCTTGCCTGTAACTGCCATAGAAATGTCCTTTCTGCCTATAACTTTTAAAAGGCTGTGTAGGTTAGCGACTATCTCCAACTGATAGCCGGTTGTTACTCGTTATATTACTTCATAAGTGTTTTCGTATCTCACTGATAATGGCAATAGCCAATCCTGTACGCCACTCTCCTGTGGCTCTAAACCATAGGAATTATCACGGGTGATACGTTTTATTACTCTTCCTTGCGAAAGCTTAGGAAACGCATTTAAGCGTGTCTCAGAGCCATTTATAATAACTGGTTCTCGACATATCCATTTACCGAGATTGTCCAGAAACTTCTGAACAGATAACTTCTGCCGTTCTTTGTCGGATGCTGTTCGGTACACTACATAAAATGGGTACTGACAAATTTGGTGCATTATTCCGCAAACATCTTCTTTTTCTGAATAGACCAACGCCCCGTTGTCTGCCGAGAATGCAATTCCTGATTCCTTGCCGAGTTCCTCAAATTTGATTGTTTCATTATCGTACAGTCCCGGATACTGGTTCAGAAGTGCTTTCATGGCATCTGTCAGAATCTCATATCCGGTTGCATCCTTACCGATAGGCTTATCTGCCATGTCGTCCACCTCCTGCCTGTGCTTTTACTTTGCGAATCCACGTACTGCCGTATTGTCGTTTAGCGGCATCGAACCATTTTGCCTGTGCCCGTGGGTGCGCCTGTTTGGTATATTCAAGATTTTCCTTTGCGGCTGTCTGACCAGAAAACTGACTAACAAGTACTTTTTTTGCTCCACGTCTTGCGTAGGGACTTCCGGTTGCTTCGTCAACCATTCCTTTTCCCTCATACAGAAAACGCCCGTATGGAGCCGCCGCCGCACATACTTTTCCACTGCCTTGTAAAGATGTACTTTCTGCTCTTGTACGGTTAATAAAGTTTGATGCAATCATTGGCATAAATGGAATCATGCTGTCCATTACCATTCCGTCAAGGAGATACTGAGCTTCTTGGTACTGCCTTGAAAAACGACTCATATTCAGATTAACTTTCATGTCTCCATCAACGATAGAAAAACCTTTAAAATGCTTTGTTCTGCTCATGCTATTTACCAAGAATTTCAAAGTGTGGAATCAGGCTGTACGGTCCACCCACGCTTGTGATTTTGAATACATTGTCTTTATTTTGATTCATGTACTGGTAGAATCCATTTCGATAATCACTGTCAGTTATCGTTCCACCAGTCCACTCACCCTCCCAGAAAAACGATTCATCTGAGAATGTAATCGTATCCTCCAGAGCGTTGTTAATCTGCTGCTTCCACTCTTTAGGCGGCAACCATGGAAGAATCTTTCCGTCTTTATCAGTAATGGTTATATCACCGTTCTGGACGGTATATCGAATGTGTAACTGTGCGTTGTCAGTTGCGTCTGGTCCGTACTTCTTGAGTATTGCTCCCTTGTCTGTAATGAGGTCGACGCCGGATAAAACATGAGGATACCAGTACGCATCTCCAGTTGTGGCTGATTCGTAATAATTAAAAATCGTCACCGTTTTTTCGTACATGATACCCTCTCCTTAATCATTTATTTTTCAGCTTATCCACGTCAACCTTGGACGTTCGTTTCCACAATTCCGTAATCTTTTCCCATCCGAACATGGAAATAAATGCCACAATAAACCCAGCCATGATAGCTGCTAAAATCATATACCACAAGATTGTCATGTGTATATACTGCATATACGCTACAAAAGCGGCTACAGTAATTCCAATAGACAGTACAAGTACCAGTGCATCTGTCGGAATCTTAGACAAGAATCCAACGTTTTTAATCACCTGTGTAATCACAGACACGCAAAATGCCAGAACACTGATTACTGCCAGAATCAGAGTTACATTTGTAAATAATGCTTCCATTACTCTGATACCTCCTTAAATTCTTCTTCAAATTCATCTTTTGTCATTGTATTGAAATACCATTCTTCATCACGCAAGACATAGTCTCCAGGTTTTATGACTACCAAATCGACTCTTTCGCAATCTCTAAATAGAACAGAATATGTAGAAATCTCAATGTATGGTGGTTTAAGGTTGTTATTAATTTCTACCGAATCGCCAACAAACTTTTCGATTTGAGCTATACTATCTGGAGTGGTAAAACATTGAATAGCTTCAACTATAGTCGGTTTTTTTCGCACATATTTCATGCTTTCACCCCGCATGAGCCTAATGTTGAAATGTCCATATAATCACTCCTTTATGCTCCAAAATTCAGAGAAAAAGGCTCTCGTAAAGCCTTATATATTTCTCTTTCGATATCATCTTTATATGCCGTTGTGAGGACACCACCGACATTTATAGTCTTTGTTTCTCTCATAAGTGGTTGTGATACTTCTTCTGTAATGCTTGCATCTAAATAGGCTACTCCAACATTTTTACCATTCCAACACTGTTCTTTGTCTGGACAGTTTTCACAGTCTTTTCGCATATCTGAATAAGCCTTTTTATTGCAAATCATACTCACACCCCCGCATATAATACTGGTATTCCATCATCCGTCCTTACTCCCATCAACAGCGGTAAAGCTGTCTTAAGAAGTAAGTCGTTCGTTTTCTGTACGTCCCCGGCGGCGGCATATACTGCACTCCATTCCTTTGCACTCGCTCCAATCTGCTGAGGCGTGGCGTAGGAGATGGATTCACTGCCAGAGGATACAGAGGTTACAACGCCTGTCGTGCTACCACCGGACCCGATTGTGGTTGATGTACCACTAACAGCGGCATTGGTAGCATTCTTCTCAGCAAGCTCAATCTGATACATTAATTCAGCCAATGAACAGACCGCCTTTTTGATACGCTTCTGAGAGCGTTCGTTTGTCGGCAGTCCGTCCACCAACCTGTCAAATGTCATTGTGTCCACAAAGCCACTGGCTCTTTCTGCTAATCGTGGAAAGTCGGTTTCTGGCACAACTGAACCGAAATATGAAGTTGTGTAAAATTCATAATCTGCATAAGCCATGCCAGTTACCTCCTGCAATCATCATTTTGCTGTTACAGTCGCATGCCCGGCACTTAACGCCTTATATGTGCTGTCGCATTCAACCACTGTGATTACCTGCCCTGTTGCTGCGGTAATGTCAGCTTCTCCATCCCACGCAGTCCAGTTCTTCACATTCTGGCCATAATCTACAGTAGTCTCGGAAGATGCAACTTTGTACTTATATGCATTTCCTGCGCTTGCTTTTGTCGGAGTGACAGTCACTTTTGTATCTCCACTCTTACTTCCTGCCGCAGAGTTTACAGTCAGAGTTCCAAGCGTCTGAGTTGCGTTGATAGTTCCGACAGCAATAGCGTCAATGTACTCCGCAAAGAGAGTAAGTCCCATGATTGCGAACGCTTCGGACACTGCTGTGTGGTAGTTGCCCTGTGTATGGAATCCGATCAAGTTTGTTTCGCCGGAAACGGTGTATACCAGACCAGCTCTCGCAAAGTCAGATTCATTCGGATCTACGTAGTAAAGAACGATGTTTTCTACAGGTGTAGCGATTACTGTTCCTCTCGGAATCTCACTTTCAGATAACAGGAAGATTGTGTTGAATCCCAGGAAGTCTTTCATATACTGGAAACCGAACTGGTTCTGAATAGTGATATCAGCTGCGCCGATATATTCGTACACATCCAGAATGTTGACAAATCCAACAACGCCAGTCACATTTCTGTGCATTTGTTTGAATTTGTTTTCTACACGACCCTTAGCCATTGCCAGAGCCATCTGGAAAGTGGTTTCCGTGAATGAGAGAGTACCTGTTTTTAGATAATCATAAAATCTTTCAGTAACATTGGTCTGAAGTTGGAAAAGGAATTCATCATCGGTCATCTGAACGGCGTTCTCATAACCGTGATCCTTGATCGCTTCGATAGATACAGCCTTTGCGTACTTCTCAATACTCATTTCTGCATAAGGCTTTTCTTTTACAGTGAATTTGCTGTAAGGGATTTCTTCACCCTCACCAACATTTCCATCCTGTAATGTACCTTCTGCATATTTTGATTTAAGAAGCGCTCCGGGTGTCTTTTTGATTGGACGCATGATACCAAGGATTTCACGTAAGTATTCCCAGTTTCTTTCGAATCTGGTAACAAAGTCAATCTCACGTGCTGTGACCTGGATATCATTGCTCATAATAAGATTAGCTTTTGCTGCCATATAAAAATCCTTTCTACCCATAATTGTTAAGGTATTGGGTTAGCAACTATACTCTGGTGTATAGTCGGTGTAAAAAAATCACTGGAATAACTGGATATTCTGGGCGATTGCGGCCTGTCTCTCGGACGGGTCTTTGATTGCTTCGATATCTTTCTTTGTCATGTTTCCCGGTGTCTGCTGCTGTCCAACATGAGTAGTAAACCTTGCCTGGTTCTGCTGAGCCTGCTGCTGAGATTCATCCACAAAAGCGGATGCGTCAGACTGCTTCATCTGCTCAATCAAATCATTCAGTCCAAGGATTTTACCGTCTTTCAGCTTCAATCCTGCTTCCTTGATGTCTGCCATAACAGACTTCTTTGCAGCCTCACTGGAAAATTTAACATCATCAAGTGCTGTTTTAAGTGCGTCTGAGAAATCGCGGTCATAGATTTTCGCATTGAATTCCTTCTCTGCGTCCTCAGCCTTCTTCTTCCATCCAGCAAGCTCTGTCTGAATGTTCGCCGGGTCGATACCGTCAAAACCTTTTAAGGTTTCTTCTGCTGTCTCAGCACGTTCTTTCCAGTTATCACGTTCTCCCTCGACTTTCGACAGGGTTTTTGCAACTTCCTTAGCATTCTTATAATGCTCAGAGAGTGCCTTTTTAACATCTGCCTGCTTATCCTCCGGGATTTCAATTCCAAATGATTTTAATGTGTCAATAAGTTTCTGCATAATATCCTCCTGGTCGTGTTTATTGACCTGCCGCCGCAGGTAAATGGATTAAGCCAGTTAGACCACTGGCAAGGTAATTGGAAAGGCAGGACTCGAACCTGCGGTGTCAAGGACTATGCGTCCTCCGCTCTTCCAACTGAGCTACATTCCATTAACCCGGATTCCCGGGTTAGCAAGGTATTTATCGTGTTATGCCTGCCACTATCCGACTTTCACGGAAATGTTGATTCATTTATAAGGAGGTGTTACCATTCAGTCAAGCCGACTAATGAATATGCCGGAAATTGCATCCGCTTTTCAACCTCCAGATTCCGCTCAAATCTGTTTCTATTAAGGACATATTCACAAAGAAAGGAGGACATGAAACGAAAAAGAAAGCAAAAACTTCTAATCAGCAAGCCCTACAAGGTTCACCATGCCTTGCAAGATTATAGTATCACATTTTTTTTAAAAAGTTGTCCCCACATTTGCAAGAGTCAAAGCATACTTCTCAGTTTTTCAACGTATCTTTTAACAAGATCACGCTCTTCCCGGCACTCTGCGTCCTTGGACATATCGCTCATTTCTGTAGTAAGTTCGTCAAGATGTTCTTCCAGAGCGGCAAGCATCTTCCTCTTGCAGTCCTCAGACTTTCCAGAACGATAATTCTGTTTCTGTGTCATATAGTCACTGTAAGTGTCTCGTCCATCAGATCGGCTATAATTTCCTCTTCCGGTTCCGTAGTCGCGACTTTCATCACCGTAAGAGGTGCCACGATCATAATCTGGGTACATCATTCTTCCATCACTGCGGCTGTATCTCCCCATGCCGCCACGTTTTCTTCCGCGCTCGCTGTAATCGTCATTGTATCCGCTACGCATTTCATCAAGGACGGCGTTGTAATACTCCACCTTTTTGTCCCAGTACTGCGTATTTTTTATATCTTTGTACATATCAATCAACTTGTATGTCATTTCCAAGTTTCCAGTGGTCAGCCCACTATCTGCGATTTTGGACAGTTCGTCTTCAATTCTTGCACATAAGTCTTTAATGTCTCTCATAATCACACCTCCTATGCTTCTCTGGTCACGACAATATTTGCGTTCGCAACAGAAATTGCCTGATCGCTTGTATTCTCTACTGCGATATTAACGCAACATCCGCGAGGTACATCAATATAGATGCCAG